TGTTCAAGAGACCTACAATATCAGCAATTTGACCTAACTCCCGATAACTTTAACAAGTATCAAGATATGTGGTTAAACAAGGTAGAAGAGTACTACACAACGGGCTTACAAGGCTACAAGCAACTGCTCACCTAATAAGATAAATACCCTATAACGGGAATATATCTATGGCAGTCGTGCAAATCTCAAAAATTCAGGTCCGAAGAGGATTAAAAAATTCAGGAATTGGCGTTCCTCAACTAAGCTCGGCAGAATTTGCATGGGCAGTTGATTCACAAGAACTATTCATTGGTAATGGATCCCTCGCTGAAGGTGCTCCTTACGTGGGAAATACCAAAGTTTTAACTGAGCATGACAATATTCTAGAATTAGCTTCTAGTTATAGATTTGCTGAAACAGAGCCTTCTATTACAGAAAGCATTCCTAGAAGCCTACAAACTAAACTAGATGAATATGTCAGTGTGTTGGATTTTGGTGCAGTACCCGATGGCTCTTCTGATTGTACCGCAGCGTTTCAGAATGCGTTAAACAATCTATTCCAAAATGCAAATTCAATATTCAAAAAAACTTTATTAATTCCTAACGGAACTTATACATTTGCCAACAATCTAAGAATACCTAGTACAGCAGTTATTCGAGGTGAAACTCAAAACGGTGCAATTTTAAATATAGGCAATAACAATATCTTGTTTGTTACAGAAAATGGATTAGAAGTTGGAGATTTCAACAGTAGTAATCGTCCCCGTAATGTAAAGATTTCAAACTTAACCATTCAACACGATTTAGGTCAAACAGTATTGACAGGTGTAGGAGATAGTGAACTTGACAACGTTCGATGGGTGTCAACTTACATGTTAGGTGATGCACTCACAGGCCTAGTCGAAGATAACACTGCATCACTATATTGGGAAAATTCGCTTGCTGGTACAAAAGTAACCAACATTAAAATAACAGACTGCATTTTCGAATCAACACCACTGGCTATTAGATCAGATCAGATCACTATTGACCCAAGCTCACCGCCTAGGTTTGATACCAGCATTACTTTTGATGGTACTAGGTTTGTTGGTTGCGATACTGCTATCGTAATTAACGGTGTACTAGGACAAGAAAATCTTTGGAGAATAAATGATTGTGAATTTGAAGAAATTGCATATCATGCTTTCAAATCAGATTTTGGTACAGGTACTATAATCCAACGATCACGATTTATCAATTGCGGAAATAACACTAACACAGCGGCCACTCCGATATCTAGTATTGTTAAGTTCGGTGAGAAGAGTGGTAATGCTGTCATTGACTGTTCGAGCAACAGACATCAAGAAGCAGGCTTCACTGCGGTGTCAACCAAGTACGCAATTACAGAAGTTGAAAACGCCAATCGAACAAGTCTAGTTGACATGAACTATGATGATATTTTCTTATCAGACGGTTTTAAACCACTAGCAGTATTCAGTGCATTCAATAGATACACATACATAGATTATGTTTTGCAATTGGGCGATCATGCTCGAGCAGGACAGATAGTAATAACAGTAAACGAGTCGTTAGGAGAGTTTTCCTTTACAGATAACTATTCATACTCGACTTTATACTCAACAACTCCAGAGGGGATTCTTATGACAAATTTTGTTTTTAATGTAGAATTAAAAGACAACGACGGCGATAGTGGAATAGAGACACTATTATTATCATACCGAAATCCGAACGCTTCTGGAAGAACCGGAACGGTATCATACTCGATATCGTACGGTGTTTGATCTTTACGGAAACGAAAGATTAATCAAGTGGAAACAGTTTAGAGATAGTTTAGAACTTAGCAATACGCCATTGAGCGATGTTGCCGAATTCTGGAGCCATGCTCCATTTGTTAATCCTTTCTTAGACCCCAAACAACCAGATACATGGCCCGATCCGTGGCATTTGGTAATCGACGGCAAACTCGATGATCTTGCTATTTGTCTCGGTATGCTGTATACTATTAAATTAACACAGCGGTTTACTGATACTGTTTGTGAGATACATATGTCTATGCTTCCCAAAGATCGTTATTCGAAATTCTTTTTAGTAGCAGATAACTCTGTATTAAACTACGAACCTAGGATAGCGCATGATCTTAAAGTTTTACATCAAATTCAAACCGACATAGTGTGGTCCGGCCCAGCATTACCTATAAATATCAAATAAAGTAGAGACATAGATGGAAATTACAGTAATTAAAAGAAATGGTCAAAAAGAGCCTCTGACTATTGAAAAATGGCAGGCACAGATTGCAAAAGTTTGTAGTGGCATTGCTGATGTTAGTCAGAGCATGATTGAAATTAAAGCACAGCCACACTTCTATGATGGCATCACCACTCGAGAAGTTGACGAGATCACTCTACGTGCTATCGTAGATCTAATCGATGTAGAACAAAATCCCGACATTGGTCATACTAATTATCAATACGTAGCAGGTAAACAGCGTGTGAGCATGTTGCGTAAAGATGTGTATGGAAATTATATTCCTCCTCACCTTTACGAAATTGTAAAGACTAATGTGGCCACTGGATTATACACACCCGAATTGTTGCAGTGGTATAACGAAGACGACTGGAACAAAATGAATGATATGTTAGATCATGAGAAAGACGAAACATATTCATACGCAGCCGTTGAACAATTAATTGAGAAGTATCTAGTCAAAAATCGTGCCACAAAGGAGATTTATGAAACACCTCAAATTCGTTATATGGTTGCAGCCGCGACTGTCTTCCATAAAGAAGAACCTAATGCAGCCCGTATGCGTTACATCAAAGAGTACTACAACGCGGCTTCAGATGGCTTGTTTACTCTTGCTACACCTGTCCTGGCTGGGCTCGGGACTCCTACTAAACAGTTTTCTAGTTGTGTTCTTATCCGCAGTGACGACGATCTGGATAGCATATTTGCTTCTGGTGAGATGATGGCCAAGTATGCTAGCAAGCGAGCTGGCATTGGTTTGGAGATTGGTCGTCTACGTCCACTAGGTAGCCCCATCAGAGGTGGCGAAATCATGCACACAGGTATGATACCTTTCTTAAAGAAATGGTTTGGCGACCTACGCTCATGTTCACAAGGAGGCATTCGTAATGCAAGTGCTACTGTATTCTATCCTATTTGGCATCATCAGTTTGATGATCTTATTGTACTTAAAAACAACCAAGGAACAGAAGAAACCCGAGTCCGTCATATGGATTATGGGGTTGTGCTTAGTGCTTTCTTCTGGAGACGATTCCGAAACAAAGAAGACATAACCTTCTTTGATCCTAACGAAGTACCGGACTTATATGAAGCCTTTTATAAAGATGCTGCTCTGTTTGAAGAGCTCTATGTCAAGTACGAAAAACAAAAAGGCCTCCGTAAGAAAACAATGAGTGCCGAGGAAGTGTTCAAGAGTGGTATACTAAAAGAACGCACAGACACGGGTCGAATATATCTCGTGTTCATTGATAATGTAATGAACCAAGGACCTTTTGATCCAGAGTATCATACGATTTATCAAAGTAACTTGTGTTGTGAGATCCTATTACCCACACGTTCATTTAAGCGATTAGACGACGATAGTGGACGCATAGCGTTATGTACACTGGGATCTATCAACTGGGGATCGTTCCGTAATCCAGAGGATATGCGTAGAGCCTGTAGGATTCTACAACGTAGCCTGTGTAACATTCTTGACTATCAAGACTTCTTGTCGATACAGAGCAAACTGTCTAACGACGAGATTCAGCCATTAGGTATTGGTGTTACTAATCTTGCCTACTGGCACGCCAAACGTAGTTTACGCTACGGAGAAAAGGATGCTCTACAAGAAGTTAAGTCGTGGATGGAGCATCAGGCCTACTATCTAACAGAAGCTACGGTTGAGTTAGCTAAAGAAAGAGGTGCCTGTGGCGAGAGTGCCAAAACACGATACGGCCAAGGTGTATTCCCCTGGGAACTACGTGCTAAAGGTGTTAATGAGTTAGCAGATTTTGCTCCTGAGTTAGACTGGGAAACACTACGCACAAATATGAAACAGTACGGTGTTCGTAATGCAACACTAATGGCAATTGCTCCTGTTGAAAGTTCCAGTGTTGTTATTAACTCAACTAACGGCATTGAAATGCCTATGAGTCTGATCAGTGTTAAAGAATCAAAAGCAGGATCATTTGTACAAGTTGTACCTGAGTATCATAAGTTAAAGAGCAAATATCAAATGATGTGGGAACAAACTGATTGTGATGGCTATATTAAAACAGCAGCAGTACTAGCCGCTTATGTTGATCAATCAATTTCAACCAACACATTTTATAATCCAGCGCACTTTGCTGATCGTAAAATTCCAACTACATTAATTGCCAAAAATCTAATGCAAGCACATATGTGGGGTTTAAAAACATTCTATTACAGTTTGATTAACAAACAAGGTAGCAAGGCAGTCGCTGAAGAAGCACCAACTATGGGACTATCTCCAATCAACTTCGACGAGGAAGAAGATTGTGAAAGTTGTAAACTATAGTACTTGCATCAGGAAATTATAAATGAGTAAACAACAATATAACCTAAAAACAAAAACAGATTATCTAAGCCGTAAGATGTTTCTAGATCCAGCAGGTCCAGTCACTATCCAACGATTTGAAGAAGTCAAATACAAAAAGATTGCAGACTACGATGCAACAGCACGTGGCTTCTTTTGGCAACCAGAAGAAGTTAGCCTAACCAAAGACAGCAATGACTTTAAAGAAGCCAGCGATGCAGTTAAACATATTTTTACTAGCAACCTACTACGTCAAACAGCACTTGATAGTCTACAAGGTCGTGGACCAACACAAGTGTTTACTCCGGTGTGTAGTCTTCCAGAAGTTGAAGCCTTGATGTATAACTGGGGCTTCTTTGAAACTAACATTCACAGCAAGAGCTACAGCCATATTATTCGCAACATCTACAATGTACCCAAAGACGTTTTCAACACGATTCACGATACCAAAGAGATTGTTGACATGGCATCAAGTGTAGGCAAGCACTATGACGACTTGCATAGAATCAATTGCAGGAAAGAGCTAGGAGAAGCAGTTGACGAGTATGAACACATTAAAGCAATTTGGATGGCTCTACATGCCAGCTATGCTTTAGAAGCATTCCGCTTTATGGTATCTTTTGCCACAAGTTTGGCCATGGTAGAGAACAAGATCTTTATTGGCAATGGCAACATTATCAGCCTAATTCTGCAAGACGAATTACTACATAAAGGTTGGACAGCCTATTTGATCAATCAAGTAATTAAAGAGGATACTCGCTTTGTTAAGGCTAAACAAGAGTGTGAAGCAGAAGTCTATGCATTGTATATGGATGTCATCCGTGAAGAAAAAGAGTGGGCTACCTATTTGTTTAAATTAGGACCGGTAATTGGACTTAATGCAAACATCCTTAGAGATTTTGTAGACTATACAGCAGCAGGAGCATTAAAGGATATTGGTATTAAATATAATAATCCTGCGCCAAAGACAACTCCTATTCCTTGGTTTAACAAACATAGTGATACTAGCAAGAAACAGACTGCCTTGCAGGAGAACGAGTCAACAAATTATGTTATTGGGGTCATGGGAGAAAATATTGACTACAATGAATTGCCAGCTATATAATAGATATTAAAAGGAAACACAATGAACGCGGTAGTATGGAGCAAATATCATTGCCCTTATTGTGATCAAGCAAAAGCATTGCTAACACAAAAGGGCGTTAAGTTTGAAGAAAAGAAAATTGGTGATGGTTATACCAAAGAAGAATTATTAGAAGCAGTACCAACTGCACGAACAGTTCCACAGATTTTCCTAGATGGAAAATTAGTTGGCGGATTTACAGAATTGAAAAAACTTTTCGAACAGTGGGATGGACAGGGATATGGAGACGGACCAATATAATGTTATTAAATAAACACAAATTTGCAGTAGGTGATATTGTCACAATCAAATTGATTTCAGGTGACGAGATCATGGGTAAGTTTATCGAAGATGCTATGGGTAGCATCACCTTAGATCGGCCAGTTATGTTGGCCATGACTCAGAAAGGACCAGCAATGGCTCCTGTGCTATTAACAGTTAATCCTGATACAAAGTTAACCTTTAACACACAGGCAATTATAGTAATGGCTGAAAGTGATGCTGAAATTGGTAAACAGTATGTATATCAAACCACAGGTATTCAACCCGTAAGTGCTGGCAGTATTATAAAGGGATAATGTATGGCTGCCCACGATACTCCAATTGATTACAGTAGTTACTATGCCGATATTGCTACAGCATTGGGTACAATTGCTACAAATTCAACAGAGATTAAAAATTCTCTAGCTATTATAGCCACCCAAACAACTACCTTAGCTAGTACACTAGGAGAAATCGAAGGGCACCAGCAAAAATTGCGTGAGCTCGGCGAAGGGCCTGGTATCCATATTATTGGGCCTTATGAATTGGTGCAATTTATTACCTCATATAGAAGCCTAATTGAGGAAGGCAAACTGCTGAGTTTCCGTGATAAACAACCGTCGGAAAAAGAAGTTAGCAAAGCACTAAATGATCTTGGCAACTATATAGCAAAGATCAAACAGAATATTCCCAAGGACTTTTAATATGCCAGGAGTATCGAGACAAGGCGCCGACACTGCCGGCGGAACAATAGCAGCAGGATCTTCTAATGTGTTTGTAAACGGTTCACCAATTGCAAGAAAGGGAGATGCAGTAGCCGGACACGGGCGCGGCTCCCATAGCAGTCCTACAATGTCCGGATCAAGTAGTACGGTTTATGCCAACGGTATTTTGATATGCCGAGAAGGCGACCCGGCCACTTGCGGTCATCCTGCTACCGGCAGTGGAAACGTATTCTCTGGAACCTTTACATCTTTTGTAGTTCCACCAGTGGTGATTGCGCCAGCAACACAAGCAGCCATTAATAGACAAACAAGTGCATATGTGGCCAATCCCAGTGCTTACAAGGTTGCATCTAACGACCAGGTTAAACAAAACTTTCCTGGAACTCCGCAAGGTGCCGACGGTGAAAGTTTACTTGATACTGATGTAGTTTTAGCCAGTGATATTCCTAGTCTACTTTCACAGAACCTCGATGAAGCCGCTAAAGGTGTGTGGGAAGAAACAGGTATGGGTGGGAAGCCCAGCAATTCTAAAATTACAGGTATATGGAAAGAATTAGGATATCCGCAAACCGGAGCATGGTTAACTGATCAAACTGCTTGGTGTATGGGTTATGTAAATTGGGTTTTAAAAAGATGCGGCTACAGATTTGTGCAAACTGCCTGGGCATTTGATATCAAAAATAAAACGGCTGCATATAAAGCAACTACTATACCGTTAAATCAAGGACAGCCAGGAGACATTGCCCTATGGAGTTATGGACACGTAAACTTCATCTATACTGCTAGTAGCGGTGTATACACCTTCGTGGGGGGAAATCAAAGTTCGTCGGCTAAGAATGTTAATAATCCGTCAAGCGGATCAGTAACGCGATCTTGGCCAAGTGGCTATCGAACACCGGGCGACAATTCCTTAGTTGGAATATTTAGACCAGTTAAGGAATAAAATGAAAAAGTTATTTTGGAACATATTAGGATTCATTAGTCTCGGACTTGCCTATGTGGGAGTTATTACTCCAGGTATGCCCTATAGTATTTTTGTAGTATTTGCCGCCTATTGCTTCAGTAAGGGCAACGAACGTATGCATCGTTGGTTATACAATCACAAACTGTTCGGCCCGTTCTTGACCAACTGGGGCGAGAAGCGTGTATTCCCACAAAAGATGAAATACTTTATGTTGGCCATGATGACAACCAGTCTAATCATTATGTGGTTCACTGGTGTAAAACCTATAGGCATCTTAAGTACTGCTGTGTTCATGACCGTAGTTGCTGTATGGGCTTGGCGCTTTCCTGGTAGTGTAGAAGCCTACGATCAACGTATAGCTGATGGTAAAAAAGTTGGCTGGTTTAACAATTCGTTTTAATATATGAAAAAAATAACACTCGAACAATTGGTAGAAATTGCCGCAGAAGTAGAAGCAGGCGACCCTACAGATTGGGGCAAACTAGCTGTTGGGCAAGAACAGGCATTTCGAATGATCGGTACAAGTATACTTGACATGTTCGACAAAGAAGCGTATACTGATGATGATAAGCTAATAATGCTGGCAACTATAACTAAACTAACAGTTGAAAACATGTTGCTTAATTTAAAAATTATGGACAAAGATTCATAAATATACACTCACACACATGATAAATTTACAAACAAGGAAAATAGTAAAATGGTAACAGGAAAAGTAAAATGGTTTAACGACGCCAAAGGTTTTGGTTTTATTACACCGGACAATGGCGGCAATGATCTATTTGCACATTTTTCACAGATTAATTCGAGTGGCTTCAAAAGTCTACAAGAAGGACAGAGTGTAAGATTTGAAGTGACTATGGGTCAAAAAGGCGAGCAGGCTAGCAATATTCAGCCAGCCTAAGAAATTGTTGTAATCCCTTCAAAGCGAAGGCGTTGCGGACCCGGGTTCGACCCCCGGCAGGTCCACCATAAGGAGATTAGTATGGACACAGGATATACCACCTTAATTGGTTTTATCTTTGTTGCTATAGTATTTCTAGTCATTTTATGATGGGCCTGTATTGGCTTCGACGTGGCGAGATAGTAGAGACGGCAACACAGTAGGCGATGACTGTCAATCAAGCAAATAAAGTAAAAGCAAACGCTGATACATTTGAGTTTGGCGCAATGAGCTTCACTGGAAACACTGTTTCTGGCAAAAGCAAAGTTGCACTAGCAGCCTAAGAAACTGCAACTCCGAGGTAGTTATACCTTGTCATCCAAAATAGCAGAACCCGCTTCGGCGGGTTTCTTTTTGGCATCTACTAAATAATTCGCAACATAGTTGCTCTATGACTGTTTGGCTAGCAAGGACCCGCAAGGGCAGTGGATGTGTCCGTTAATAGCTTTTTGACGATTGAATTCGAATTGGGCACTGTAGTGCCTTTTATTTTGAGCAAATTAATATTTGACAACGATAAATATTGATGCTATACTATTAGCACAGTAAGAGATTAGGTCTTTGGGCCTAATACAACAACTCTTAAACATTGTTAGTAAACTTTTTAAGGAGGTTGAAATGACCACAATACTAAGATCTATATCTCGCGAATCTACAACAGAATTTGCCGACCCCGAAGCTCTATACCAAGCCGAGCTATTAAAACAAACAGAACATGTAGACCGTCTCAAATCAGAGATGGAAAATATCTACGACTTAACTGCTAACTTTGCGTCAGATCTCGACGGTTCAAAAGGACTTGCTGTATTTGGACCCCCTGGCGTAGGTAAAACAAAGATGGTTTCTCAGGCATTATTGGATGCTAGCGCAAGTGTTGAGTATCACAAAGGTGCTGATATGAGTGCCGCTGGCCTATTTGGATTGCTATGGTTTAATCGACAACCGCATCGTGTTTTAGTATTAGATGACGTAGATCTAAACAAAGGAGGACAAGATAGTAAAGCTATCATTGCATTACTAAAGAGTGCTACTGAGATGACTTTTAGGCCACGAGAAGTATCTTGGATTAAGGCAGCACCAAATGCACAGATGCGAGAACATAACATCCCTTCAAAATTTGAATATTGGGGCAACATTATCTGGATTACAAATGATAGGCCAGAAGACTTATTAAAGAAACAATCTACTGCAAAACACTTTTCTGCATTAGTAGGCGAAGGCGGTCGCTTTACTCCGGCAATTCTTGACTGGAATAAAAAAGACAAGTATCTTTGGACCAAATATCTGATTGAAGAACGTGATATGCTTGGCAAGAATTGCGAAAGTAGAAAAAATGGATATGACGAAGAAATTATTAGGGATGTTTTAGGATTCTTCAAAAAATATTATGTTAATCTTGTTGGTATTACTCCACGATATGCAACTAAGGTTGCTCATAATAGATTCCGCTTCCCAGATAAATGGGAAAAAATGAGTTTACTCGCTAACTCTATCGAGGTAGAACATGTTCAAAAGTAATTTACCACCCGGATTTGACATAAACAAAAGATATGTGCCGGTTAAAAGCCAGACAGAACGAAACGAGATAAGCGAAAAAACTAAAGAAGCATTTCAGAATCCAGATATTAAAGAGAAGCACAAAAAAGCAAGGCAAGAATCAGAGCTCAAGCCTGAAGTTATTGCTGTTCGCAAAAAGGCAGGCGAAGCATTAAAAACAAATGAAGATTGGCGGCAAAAGCAAAAAGCTGCAATGGAAGATCTTAGAAATGATCCGATTAGATGGGCAGAGTATAAAAAGAATTACAGTAAAGGTAATAGCAAGAAATACGACAATCCAGAATATTGGGAAAATTATTACGCAGGAATTGCTAAACGCGATGCTGACGAAGAATATACTAAGAAGCGATTAGACGCATCACGTGCAAAGATTTGTAAGAAAGTACATACTCCGTTAGGAGTGTTTGATAGTATTACAGCCGCATCAAAAGCCTATGGGATGAGTAATTCTGAAACAATGCGTGGGCGAATTAAAAGCCCTAACTTTCCAGATTTTTATATTGTTGAAGAAACTCAAAATAATACAGAATAGCTATGAGAGGTAGATACATCGGTCCATGGCCCCCGGCCAACAAAGCGGCTGAAAAAGCAGTACTAGAAAATAAAGTTAAGGAGACAACGTCTATGAGCAAAGCTAAAAGCATATTAGACATGATTAGGCACAGACAAAGATTCAGTTGGATCTACAACACCGTAGAATACGAAGAGCCTGGCCCACCAGAAATAGCCACACAAAAAATGTCAGCCGATGATTGGCAGGAGTTCAAGCGTAAGTTTGTAGAAGAGTACGGAGGCGAACCTGTAGAACCTACCGGTATGACACACTCGGAATTTATGGAATATATTAAAACATCCGGTAAACGTGAAAACTCAGAGTTTGACGGCGCCCGTAGAATTAGAGCCATACTGAGAAAAATGGATGATGACACTCAGTAATAGGACCCGCTTCGGCGGGTTTCTTTTTGGCAATATTTCTAAATTATCGTGTCGAAGTTGTGCGTACACGCACATGTTTTGTTTTATAGTTCGTGTATAATGGTAGGATCATATTATTTAAAAAGGAAAAATTATGACAACAACAATCACAATCAAAGATAAACCAATCAATGCAACCTATCAAAACGTCACAGGGTTAACAGGCGGCGCAGGAGTTGACG